AGCAGCCTTCCAATTGGTCATTGGCACCTGTCCAACCATCCAACCTTTGCTTTCATAGTAATAAAAGAACTTGTCAGCTTCGTCTTGGTTTCTGCATCCGCAATGATACATCCATTCTCTAACCTGATCAATTGATGGTGCGCCAACAACATTGACATTTCCATTCTCATTATCATTACCATTTACATTACCATTTACATTTACATTAGGTTTTTCAGTTGTATAACCTAAGTCTGTCAATGGTTTGTGTTTGGTTTCAGTTAGGTTATGGTTAGGTTTTACTTTGGTTTTAGTTAGGTTTTGTTTTGGTTTCGGTTTGGTTTTTTTTGAACTTGGTCGGCCACCTTTTTGACCATTGTTGAATCTTGCAATATTTGCATCCAACTGTGGCTTAATTAGCCGAAATGCCAACTTTGGTGTGCCTTCCAATGATGGTTCCTTGAAGTTCAATGCATAGTCACAAATGGCATCAAACACCTGACATTTTTCTTCTGGACACAGGTCTTCAGCAGCTTCGAAGAATGACCTGTAAAAGATAAACGAGTCTCTCATTTGATGATGAATTTTGTGCCTTGCTTGAAGAAACGGAATCCTAATGTTCGCAGGATTTCTGTCAATTCTGCAACTGTATACTTATCGTCAAACATCAGTTCATTGTCAATGCGCTTGATGTTGTGGATAACACTTGCGTGGTTCATGAATGCCATTTCTGCAATACGTGTAATGGATAAGCCTGTCTCCATTTCTGGCTGTCTCAATAGCCAAAAGACAACTGCTCTGCACTTCACGATGTGTGCTTTCCTGTCTCTTGAATATAGGCTGTTCTTGGTCACACCATAGTAATGCAGGACAGCATTGGTGATGTTCTCCACGTTCACACCTTGCCTATTGGCAATTGGCGCATTCATCACCTGGTCAGTCAATTCCTGTCTGTACACATCAACCAATTTGTCGATGCTTTCCTTCTCAATTTCTGATAATTCTGTCTTCACTTCTCTCTGTTTTTTAATGTTAATAACTCGTTCAAAGATACCAAATCATCATCAGATAAGTTGGTGTAAATGTTGAACAGATTGCTTCTGAATCTGCTTGGTTCGTGTCTGACCTTGCCATCCACTTTCAGACCATTCTGCCTGTATGCAATGGTGTGCCACAATGTGATTCTGTGAATCAATTGTTCACGTTGTCTGTCTGTCATAGCTGTTCAATTAGGTCCATCCAATCTTCAAACTTCATTGCCACATAGTCTGGCTGATGGTTCTTGGTGAACACAACAACAGGAACACGTCCATCAATAGCCGCGTCATCCTGTGATTGTTTCAATGCTGACCAAATGTTCAACCTTTCCTGGTTCTTGCATTCAAAGCTGAACTGTGCCAATGGTCCATCAAGATCAATGATGTCACCTTTGATTGTCATGCCGCCTGACATTGGTGTTCTTCGGACATTGGTGCCGAATCGTTCATTCAGCAGCTTGGCAACTTTGCGTTCAAATCGTTTGCCCTTGTCGTTTGCGTTCACCATGTCTTCAAATCTTGCCGGTCAACGAACCAAACAGGACCTTTTCCAAGGTCTTTCTTGCCTGCCTTTTCAATCATTCCCTTGGTTGCATAGCCAACAAGATCAACTGTGCCGCCATCAACAATGGCCAGAACATAGACATCATGCATCAGCTTTGGAACAACCAAGTTGCCATGCTTCGTGTATGTTGCTTTGATGTCAATGGTTGCGCCATCTTTGCTGATGAAATCAAACGAATCCTTTTCAAGATTGCTGATGATGTCCAGGTGCAAATTGAATTGCTTGCTGAATGCATATTCTGCCGTGAATCCAATCCTGCTTGCAATACGTTTATCAATGATTGTTGTATCTGTGCCACAGCCTTGCCAATATCGCATTGATGCAATTATGTCGCACATTGCTAATTCTCTCGGTGATAGTGTGATCTTCATGGCTTCAGAATATTGTCAAGGTAATCCTTTGCCAACGCCAACCTTTCTACCAATTCCTGTTGCATTGCAACATCAGCCGGAACATTGATGATGACCATTCTGAATGCTTCATTCTCAATGCGTGGATCAAAACTGATAAAGTCACACGATGTGGCACCTGTTGCCAACATACAACCTTGCATCTGCCACAAATATTTCTTGTCGATGTCCTGGTTGATGACATTCTTCAGATGATTAGCTGTGTTGTATGGACATTTGATTTCAATCAGTTTATCTGTGTCCTTCACCTTACCATCTGGAGATCCACCGGAATAGTCTGATATTTCACAGAATCCAAGTTCTTCAACTTCACATCCTGTGCGCTTTTCGTATTCTTCTCTGGCCACAGATTCGTATTCGTTGCCGTGATCTAATGCGGCACCAAATATCTGGACACGTTGGCCTGTCAGCTTTTCTGCTGCTACTTCCATCATGTAGCTGATGGCTGTGCCACCGAAGATTTCATCCTTCTTCCTGCCTTTGGTCATCAAATCACCAAATCGTGATGCTGTGAACTTTCCAAGTCTGGCAGCAAACCATTCTTCAGTTCGCTGCAATTCGTTGTTTTCTTCAAAGATGTCCATGATTACTTGCTTTTCTTTGGTGTGAAATCATCTGATTCATCTTGGCCATACACGTTGTGTTGGTAGAATCCGGACAGCTTCAAACAGACACGTGATAGTGATCGTTTCTCTGCCATTGCCACAGGATACTTTTGCCGCGTGTTATCTGGTGCCGATTCTCCGTATGTTTCAACGGTTATGGTGTGACCATCTGGTCCGGCCATCTCGCCAATTGCTTTGATGACCACGTGCTTGCAGTCATCTGTCATGTGTACCATTTCGTAACGGACACGGATGCCACGATGCTGTTGAATGCGCTCAATGCCTTGCCGTGTGATTATGACAAATCCTTGTGGCGATTTGAAGAAATGGTCAGCAGTTAGGCCATTCTCTGTGGCCAACTTTTTCATTGTTTCTCGATCTGTGTTTTTCATGATCTTGATTATTATTGATTAGTGATTTCTGATTTTGTTTTCAAGGTGAGCATTGCCACATCTGATGTGAATGCCGTCCAATAGAAAGGCATTGTGTCTGATGGTGTGTGAACACCTTCGTGATGGTCATAGTCTTGGTCCCACAATGCCAACCATCTGGTCACTTCTCCAAGAATGTGACGATCCACAACAATCTGACTATCTGCAAAAATGATGATGTCATTCTTTGCCATCTGATTGATTGTGTCAATTCGTGTGATGATGTCCAGGACAACCATCTTGGATTCATCAGACAGATATGTTGTGTCTGATTTGTAGCAATCAAGCAATGATTCGTGCTTCATTTTTTCTCTGTGTTTATGGTGATTACTTATTGATTACATCTTCGTGAAATGCATCATCATCGCCACATGATTCGCAAACGCCAATCAATGCAGCTTGTTCGTGATGCTCTGAATAACCAACAACAGCCTGTGTCTGGCCACATTCACATCTGCATTGTGAATTGTTGGTGATTAATTGATAGCTGTGTTCCTTTAAAATGAAGATAGCCTGTTCTTCTGTGCTTACGCAGTTTACTATTCTTGCCATTTCTCTGTGTTTCTAAATGTTTCCACGAATATACAATAACACGTTGATAACTTCCAAATAAATGCACATAAAATTTCACACGTTGATGCTAACGTGCTGATAATCAACTGAATAATTTTAACAACTAATTAACAGACAGCCACGTGTCATCATCATCTGATTGGCTGCTGATGATGTGCAGATACATTTCTTCTGTATTGACCAACGTGTTGTGATAGGCATCCATTTCATCTTGAATGGCCTTGTTCCTTTCGCTGATTCGCCACAGAATGTAAGCTGATATAATTGCCCAGAAGACAAGGACCAACAACAGAACCATTGCAATAATCAGCAGGTTGATGATAGTCTGCATCATCTTACTTTGCCCTTGATGATTCGCAGATTGTCAACTTCAAAGTCACCATTGCCATCAACACGAATGATGGCGAACCCGTGATTCCACTTGTTCACAGGCATATATCCTGGATGCAATTCACATAGGCATCCTGTGGACCAAGTTGTCACAACCTTGCCATCCAGATTGCTTTCTGAATGTTCTGATGTCTGATGGTTGTGGCCACAGATAACGCTTGCCTTTGCTCTCATGTAGTAGCCACGTGCAGGATTCACAGGTGAAAAAACAGACCTTCCAAATTCGTGTCCATGCATAATGGACAGCTTGCCTGCTTTAATCACACGTTTGTCCTGTATCAATTCACATCCAAGCTCACCAAATCGCAGCAGTTGGTCCATAGTGAAGTCTGCTGTGCCAATCAGTTCTGGTGCCTTGGTTCGCAGGTATGCTTCATATCTTTCTTCGTGATTGCCTAACTTAAAGTAGAATGGCACACCATCAAATTCATTCCGGAACACTTGCAGCAATTGCCGTGTTGCTTCCAATTCTTCAGCGAATCCACGCTTTCTTGGATCACGTTCATAACGTGACAATGCATAGCAATCAA